TAGCATTTGTATGACGGGCGGTGTGTATAAAAAGCAGTGAATTATACTAAAGCAGATTGAAGCATTTCGGCAGGTAACATATTTGAAATGAACAGGTTTGCATTATTCTAAAGCTATTTGAAATGTTTATCCCGAAGCAGATTTGCGCTACATTTCAGTTACCAAATCGTTAGCCTGTCTGTTTCCAAGAGAAAACAGGTAATTGGAATTATTCTTTTGCGTTGATATGCTGCGTTTTACATGATTAAGAGCGCTTATAAAACGGGTAACTTTACCCACAAAATATAAGCGTATGAAAGATGAAAAATTTAAGGTATTACTCTACCTGAAAAAGAGTGTTCTTGACAAGTCAAGAAAGACCCCGATTATGGGAAGAATAACTGTCGGCGATACCGTTGCACAGTTCAGTAGTAAACTCTCCTGCACTCTCTCGCTTTGGAATCCGCGAGCCAGCCGTTTGAACGGAAAAAGTCAGGAAGCGGTCGAAATTAACGAGAAGATAGATAAGCTACTGCTTAGTATCAATGAGGCTTACAGCATTCTAACCGAACGAAATATATCGTTCGATGCCACAGATGTAAAGAACCTGTTTCAAGGCGGTATAGCTACGCAGATGACACTGTTCCGGCTCTTTGACCGCCATATTGAAGAAGTAAGGGCGCGTGTCGGAATAGATGTTTCCCACCGTACAATCCCTAATTACCTCTACACCCGGAGAAGATTAGGCGAGTTTGTCAGCAAAAACTACAATGTCAAAGACCTTGCATTCAGTCAGCTAAACGAACAGTTTATCCGAGAGTTTCAGGATTATCTCATTCTTGAAAGAAATTTAGGCGTAGAAACCGTGCGCCACTATTTGGCGATATTAAAGAAAATCTGCCGGATTGCCTTTAAAGAGGGGCATTCCGATAGGCATTACTTTGTAAACTATCCTTTGCTAAAACAAAAAGTTAATCCACCTCGTACCCTAAGCCGTGAAGAATTTGAAAAGATACGGGATTTACAGTTTGAAGAACACCGATGGTCGCATATTACCACCCGTGATATGTTCCTTTTTGCGTGTTATACCGGGACTGCCTACGTCGATGTTATATCCATAACCAACGACAACCTGTCTAAAGACGATGCGGGCGACTTATGGCTCAAATACCAACGTGGTAAGAACGGCAAGCTGTGCCGGGTGAAGCTGCTCCCCGAAGCCATCGAGTTAATCGAAAAATATAAGAATCCATCAAGGGAAACCTTATTCCCTAAAATGGAATATAACGCCCTGAAATGGAACCTCCAAAGCATACGCCAGCTAATCGGAATGACTGGGGCATTGACCTATCATATGGGGCGGCACTCGTTTTCCAGCCTGATTACACTTGAAGGCGGCGTTCCCATAGAAACCGTTTCCAAAATGCTCGGTCATAGTGATATAAAAACCACTCAAATTTACGCCCGTGTTACCCCGAAGAAACTCTTTGAGGATATGGATAAGTATATCGAGGCTACCAAAGATTTAAAATTAGTTCTATAACAATCAATAAATATTACAATTATGCGATCTACATTTAAAATATTATTCTACATAAACCGGGGTAAAGTAAAAAAAGACGGCACAACCGCCATATTTTGCCGTATTACTGTTGATGGCGAACAAACCGTAATTACAACAGGTATTTTTTGTAACCCTAACGATTGGAAAAGTAAAAAGGGAGAAGTCAAAGACGAAAAAGCTAATCACCAACTGAAAGCATTTCGTCAGCGCATTGAACAGGCTTATGAAAACACACTAAAAAAATATGGTGTTGTCAGTGTGGACTTACTTAAAAATGCGATTCTCGAAATACATACTGTCCCCACTATGCTATTATTGGCGGGCGAGGCGGAACGTGAACGGTTAAGGATACGTTCATTGGAAATAAATTCTACTTCTACCTACCGCCAGTCTAAGATTTCTCAAAATAACTTACGGGAATATCTTCTTGCCTTGAAAATGAAAGACATTACCTTTACTGATATTACCGAAGAGTTCGGCGAAGGCTATAAACTGTTTCTAAAAGGCAAAGAATATAAGTCGGGACATATCAACCATTGCTTTACATGGCTGAACCGATTGATCTACATTGCCGTTGACCAAGAAATTCTTCGGTTCAATCCGATTGCTGATGTGAAGTATGAAAAGAAAGAGCCGCCCAAATTACAGCACATAAGCAGAAATGAATTGAAGCTGATTATGGAAAAGCCGATGCCTAATACGTTTCAGGAGTTGATTCGCCGAGCCTTTATCTTTTCTGCGTTTACGGCACTTGCTTATGTCGATTTGAAAGGACTGTACCCCCGCCATATCGGACGAACGGCAGAAGGCAAACCCTTTATCAGAATCCATCGGAAAAAGACACAGGTTGAAGCCTACGTCCCTTTACATCCGGTCGCCGAACAAATCCTGTCGCTCTATAATACGGAAGACGATACGAAGCCTGTATTCCCATTGCCTAACCGCGACCAGATATGGTATTGTATTACTGAAATCGGCTTCCTTGCAGGTGTCAAGGGCAATATGAGCTATCATCAAAGCCGCCACACATTCGGAACGCTCTTACTTTCAGAGGGTATTCCCATTGAAAGTATCAGCAAAATGATGGGGCATACCAATATTTCCACTACGCAAGTTTATGCTAAGGTTACAGACCAGAAAATTTCCGAAGACATGGATAAACTGATGGAACGAAGAAAAGCAATGTAGCAAACGACTTAAAAGGGCTACCGGAAATTACTCTGGTAGCCCTTTTGAATTGAATCCGGCATTTTTTGATTGGGTTATTCCCATGCCTCACGATAGTTCTGCTCCAACAACTTTTGAATATCCGATTCCCGGTATAATGTTTTACCACCTAATTGAAGGTAAGGGATTTTACCTTTGGTTCGGTATTCCTGTAATGCCCTCCGACTGATTTTCAACCTTTCCGAAACTTGCGCAACGGTCAAAAACCGTTCTCCGTTCAAAGACGGCTCATACCCTGTCATTACGGTTTCGATCCTGTCTAACAATCTATCGAGCGAACAGAATAAAGATTTTATCCGCTCATTATCTTTAGTTACAAGTTCTGTGCTCATATTTACTCCGATTTCAGATTGTTGATAAACCGCTCCACATCTTCGGGCTTATAGTACATCTTTCGGTTAAACTTCGTATAAGCCAGTTTCCTTTTATCTCGTAGATACTGTAATGTATTGGGATTGACATTCAGAATCAGACAGACATCCTGATTATCCAGCCAACCGTCAAGCTCTTTACTTTTGTTCCTTTCAATCAGTTTTTCGGCTTTCTGAACAAACGATTCAAAACGCGCCATTATAGCCTCGAAAGTGCGGGCTTCTATATTTATTATCTCCATAATATTTACCTTTTTCGTTAATACTATGATTACGGGATAACAAAGGTAAGTCATTAAAATACACCATATACCAATCCTTTGCGGGCTGGTAGCTTTCGTCTGCACTTGTCTATACCTAAAGTGCAGACTGATTCCGGCGGCGGTCGAAATATGCCGCTTTTTTCTACTCCCTGTTCAGACTATCCGGGAGGAAAGGGGGATTTTTTCTACTGCTCGTATCTTATAATTTCTTCCTCTTTCAGCGGGAATGCCGATTACGCCGATAAGTGATTCGATTTCATGCGCGAAAGTATTTCCGTGTTCTTCACGCCGAAGCAAGTTCGAGCCGCAGGGCGGTTTCGTGAAAAATCTTCCTCTTTCCGTTCCGGCGAGCGTATTTATTCCCGAAAAACTTGCATCGGCTAAACACTACCTTTCTCTGCCCCTGAAACTCGATCACTCATAACCGGCTCCGATACGGCATAGCGTTCTAAAAAAAAGTCAGAATTATGATACGAACAGCAGAAAAAAACAGGAAACAACGATTCTCAAACCTTCCAATCAGCATAGATTGGGTTTTGAAAATAGCTTTTGCGGTGGCGGGTTTTACCCTCTGGGGGTGGTCATTCGTGGCGGTTGTCGCAGGGATTTATTTAGCGTGGGCAATCATTAAAGGCGTTTTGTCCTGTCTTATTTCCCTTGCCGTTATCGTGGGCTTTATCCTCCTTTTGATAGTATTAATTTTCTAAAACATAAAAGATATGAAACCAAAGTATTTCAATTCGTTAGGCTCGTTAAACGAGTACGCAAACAACTATCCGAATAACAGTTTTTCATTTGAGCATAACCCCCGAAAATGCGGATGCGACAGCGTTAGATGCAGTTTCGATGTAACCGACAAAGAGGATAACGACATTTTGGAAATCCTTGTTATATGCCCCATTTGTGCCAATAACCCTAAAAACAGACAGTAATATGACACAGCCCAAAATGAACCTGCACGGCGTATCAGTATGCCCCGCAGGAGAAGAAAATTATGAGCGTTACAAGGATTTTCGCGGGAAATGGCTCTACCAATACGATTACCGGGATACGGACGGAGAACTTTTTAGCGTAGTGATGCCAACCCTTACAGAGTGCCGAATGAGGCGGGATAAGTGGTTAGCCGAAAAAATCAAAAACAAAATCAATAATCATTTTAATAATTACAATCATGACAGCAATTAAGAACAACGGCACAGCCGTAGCAGTAGCAGAGAAAGCAAACGAAGTAGTAACCGCAGTAGTGGTACGCACCCCCGACAACGGACAGCGCAAAGCCGTAAGCATCGCATCCGACCTCATAGAGCCAAGCAATTACAACGCCCGAAAAACCTTTGATGCCGATGCGC